GGGTCAGATACAAACTGTATGGCTACTGGCAGGGGTGGGTCTTGTTTAAAATTAAGAGTATCAGGGACTCGTAAGACACGCGCTACGTCAAATACGTTGTTATCTACGTATAGTTCTTGGGTGTTGCAAATATCCCGCAAGCGGTAAGCTACAGGCTCCCACTCCTCGGGGGTTACTTCTTCCTCAAGTACCCAGTAGACATGGTAGCCCCGGCCTGAATTAACTATGGTTGGGGGAGGTAAGCCAACAGTTTGGCAGAACGCCATGAGAGCTTTCTTGGCTTCTTTCTTGGATGCGTAGCCGTCTGGCCTGCCAGTTTTTTCGTTGACAACATCCTTTCCGGGGGCGCAATCTAGGTCTAGCCACAGGGCTTTCAACCCCTGCACATTAGACTTTTTACGGTTTTCGTCTGTCTTAAACTTAGCTACCGCGTAGAATACGTTGTACTTTGCAGCTAGTAGCTCCGCTACTTTGCCATCAAATTCTTCTCTAAGTTTGTACAAGTATTGCTTTGGGAAACCATCGTCTTTGACACCGAATACGCAGTAGTAACCACCTTGCGGTTGTACTGCTTCAATGAGGTCAAATTTTTTCATTTCTGTTTCTACAGGGGGCACTACGCCCTCGATTCGGGTCGATAATTTTCATGTTTTTAAGACTTCTTGCGGATGTAGTAACGAATTTGTTTGACTAGGCTTTCGTTCGGTTCGTACTTGCCTATAAACCAGTTGTATACCGTTTGTCTACTGACCCCAAACCGGCTAGCAACTTGGCTAACAGGCACGTTGTTACGTATAGCCCATTTACCAAGTTGCACGCCTAGTGTGGTTGGCGCTTCGCGATTAGCCTCTATTAAGTAGCGAGTATAACCAATGCTCATTCGTCGTCGTCTTCAGCCCATTTTTCAAAAACTGCACCAACAAGGTTGTCGGATTCTTGGGTTTCTTCTTCGGCTTTTTTACTGGTGCGCTTAGTAGGCTCCTGTACTTCCAGTTCTTCCTCATCTGGCTCGTCGGACCGTTGTACTTTTGGGGCCTCCTGCTTTGGCGGCAGCTTGGTCACACCGTCAGTTTGCGCAACGGTAATTCTTGTGTACCCTTCCGCTTCAGGGCGACCTTGTGCCTCAACAACTAACTCATATTCTTCGTCGGTAATCTCACGCAACGGAGAGAACATAAGTTCCATAGTGTCGGCGTCTGTATCGTAAGCTACTCTGGTTACTACAGTATCCGGTGCTTGCCTGTTAGCGAAAAGGAACTTAACGTAGCTTTCAAACGGGTGCACGTTACCGGAGCCTTTGCCAAACAAAGATTTAGCTGGGACAGTAAACTGGTAAACATCACCGTCGGAATCGCCTTCTAGTATGATGGCTATGCGGCGCTGGTAACGGCAAGCCCTAGCACCATTCTTACCGGAGCCTTTTACGTTCTGTGGGCAGTTGGTGCAGTTGGGGCTTTGCGGGTCAGCCGCCGCTGCCTCTGGTTTATCACCGAGATTCGACCAGCAGTTCGGCAGTGTTGGTTCTTTCTTGGGATCGTACTCTTCTTTGTAGTAAATACGAGAAACGTTGGCGAGCGCGTTAACAATGATGCAGTTAAATTCACCACGGATAGCTTCACCCACCTGTTCGCCATTGACTATCTTCTTGAACGTACCGTTCGTGTTAGTAGCAATCCTGCGGTTGGTTATAGTATTGGCTCTAGCCAAAGATTGAGATAAGGCACTCTGCCTTCTTGTTGTAGACACAGCAGTGCTCTGCTGCTCAAATATTGAAATGTCTTTTGACATCTTGCGCTCCTATTTAGAGGTTGGTTTACGCACGCTTATTACGTGCTTTGTTGTTGATTGCAGTCCGGGCGGTGCCAAACTTGGGTTTTCGTTTAGGAAATCTTTCATGTTAGCGTTATGAATACGTTTCTCCAGCAAGTGAAAAGCGTTGTTATCAATAATGGTCTTGTACATATTGTCCCAATCGCTTGTCCAATAATTGCGCATAGTACGTCTTATCACAGTGCCTTCAGGGGTGGACAAACTGCTAGCCCCTTCAGCTTCGCACACTTCGTGCAGTGCGTTTTCTACTACGGAGAGTTCTTCTTTAATCTGCTTTATTTCTTCTTCTTTGGCTTTTATGGCGTTCCTCATCTTGATGTAGACCTTCGCCAAATCCGCCGTGCTTTGTTGTTTCATTGCTCCTCCTAGACTTTTAGTGGGGAGCCTAGTTTACCCCTTCCCTTTACAATGTCAAGGGTACTATGAAAGTTCTTGTCTATACAGATCAATAATCTTGTTGTGGTTATCTATATTGTTCTTCAGCATGGAGTACAGCCTATGCTCAACTGGACTACCTTGCACGTGAATGACGGTCATTGGGTTGTGTTGCCCGGGTCTGTTGATCCTAGCGTTAGCTTGCAGGTATGTCTCTACGCTAGTAACTGGAGCATACCAAATGACTGTATTAGCTGCCGTTAAAGTCAAGCCGTGTGACGCAGCTTGGGGTTGTATTATGAGAACGTGCGGGTCTTTGTTTTCTTGGAACTTGTCTATTACCTCTGCACGTTTGTTTACTGATACCTTACCGGATATGATTTCGTTAGATACTTTGTTCTTATTTAAGAAAGTCTGTAGTAGCTCTATGGTGTGAGTGAACGGCACAAATACAAGTACCTTATGGCTTGATTCTTGTATCACCTCTAGTACTACATTGAGCCTGTTGCTAACGTCAAACTCGATTACTTCTTTCTCGTCCGTGTACACCGCACCGCCGGTTATTTGCAGTAGCTTGTTCAACTGGGTAGCCGCATTGACCGCAGTTACTTGTTCACCGTCAGCTTCCATAGTCATCATGTCTTTGAGCAACTTGTAATATTTTTCCTGCTGTTTAGTGAGAGGAGCTTCTCGTTCTATGTAAGTCACGCTGGGCAAATCAAGGCATTGGTCTTTCTCAAACCTTATAGCGGGTTGCAAGACTTCGTGTACTATTTTGTCTGCGTCCGGCTTTGGTCTCCATATATACTGGGATACTTTGTACATTACTTTATCTTTGAACGTACCAAAGTACTTGGGGGCATTCTCGGGGTTGACTAGCTTAGCCAGACCAAAAGCATCAACTGGGCTTTGGGCTGCTGGCGTACCAGTAAGCATCCATAGCCACTCTACGTTCTTTACTATTTTATTTAAGGTCTTCCAACGGGAGGTTTGTGCGTTTTTATATGCGTTAGCTTCGTCGACAACAATCATGTCAAAGCCGCCGTCTATAATTTCTTGTTGTACTACGTTTACCCCATCGTAATTAATAATCACGAACTGGCTACCTTCTTCTAATATCTTTCGCCGCTGGGCAGAAGTGCCATGGCATACAGAGCAACTACGGTGCATGGCAAACTTAAATAAGTCTGCTTGCCAAGCTGACTTCATAATGGATAGGGGGCATATAACCAACACTCGATGCACAAGTTTCTGCTTCATCAGGTAGTCAGCCGCCCATATAACGGAAGCCGTTTTACCGGTACCCTGCTCGTTGAAACAAAATGCTCTTTTACGCAGTGACAAGAAAGAAGCAGTATCAACTTGGTGTTGGAAAGGCTTGTACCTACCAGTCCAATCGTAGTCTCTGATTATCGGTGATGGTACATCTTTCACACGCAAAGACGCTAAGAACTGCGCTTCACTTAGCCCCCAGCGTATCGCTAGTTCGTACAGACCCTTCTGCTCTGATATTATCTCGCATCTTTTTATAGATTCTGTGACAAGGTGGGGCCGCTTGGTCTTTAAGACCAAGGCTTTATCTTTATATATTCTCATTTCTTTTTGCGTTCGCGCTTACTTGTTTCGGAAACTAGATTACCTTTAGAGTCTCTGCGGAAAGAGCGATTACGGGAGGCAGACTCTACCTTTACCCCGTCGGAGTTCTTGCCGCCTTTGTCCATAGCCTTACGATGAGCTACGTCTTTGCCATCGCCTTTTGCTACCTTGCCTTCCCGTTCCGCTTTGCGTCTTGCGGCATTGCGTTGAGCGCGTTTCTTCTTCTGCTCTTCGGTGCCTTGGTATCTGTCATACTCGCTTCTATAGTCTCTTCTGGTCATTTTCTTTCCCTCCAATGGGGGCATTTAGTAACCGGGCAGTAAGCACACAATGGGCCACTTACTGCGTTCCATACATCTTCGTCTAACGCTACTTGCAAACGCTCCAGTTCTGGGTCGAAAGTAGCAAAATAGGATTTGCGTAACTCAGCTTTGTGCTCCTTTGTGACTATGTCGTTAGCCACAACAAAAGCTAGTGCTGATTTTATCGTTTTTAGTTGTGGGAAATGTGTAAATGCAGCGGCAGCCAACAAGTCCAATTGTTTAGTATCAGCGTATTTAGCGCTCTTGCTAGACTTGTAGTCGACTAGATAGCCTTTATCTCCGTTGATGATTAGTAGGTCTGCTATCCCGCGCCACCAAACATCCGAGCCAAAGAATTTAGTCGGGCCGTATTCACCATCCTCCTTGGTTATACCGAATCTGATTTCACAATGCACATCGCCTTTTATCTTGCTTAGCGTATCCATAGTACCGCGCATGAAACTAAACTCTGGCGGCAACGGTTCATTGTTTTTTATAAAATTTTCTGCGGCTTTATGCAGTTTGTTACCATAAATAGTAGCTTCGCTACCTTTGTCTTTAACGTCTTTCTTTACCTTCAAGTGATAATACTTCTTGGGGCATTGTTTGAAAGTGCTAAGACTACTATAAGACCAAGCCTCCATTACTACTCCTTATTGTAATACGTTTAAAAATCTATTGTTGTGGTGTCTTATTCATGTAGTCGTTATGCTTATCCACACTCACCCACTCCTGCTCTTTCAGGATTGTGAGGGCGCGTTCTAGTAAATCATCCGCAACGCTATTACCTCTACCAATGGAAAAGTATTCTTCAATATCTGTAATCAGGTCACTCATCTTTCCTCCTATTAATTCTTCAACCAGTGCTCTGGTAAGTAGTACGATATGCCACAGCGTATCACGTTCTTCCTGTATATCCTTGAGTAGCTCGTAGTTCCTGTAAAACTCCTGCCCCGCAGTGGGGTGTGCGTCTGCTATCTCAGCAAGGTACGTCAACTCATCTTCTAACCTTTTTGCTATATTTTTCATCGTACAATCTCCACTGGTTGAGTAGTCCACCAACCTGTTTATCTTTTGCCTTCACTTAGTAACCCCTCAACTTTCCGCTCACGCCCGATAGCTTTGTCAAACTTCCTACACTTGGGGCAGTACCACCCTATACGTGTATTTGATTCTGACGTGCATTTAATTACTGACTCCATGGCATCGCCACACTGACATGGCTTACTGTAAATATCTTCCTTAATAGTCATCTGTTTCTCCACGACATAAATCTGCGCGGTTAGCCTCGTACTCTAACCAGTCCTCTAGCCTCTGCTCCGGAGTGCCGTAAGTCTCATCGTAATCACGTTGCTGTTCTGCTACCTCTACTGGGTCACGCATTTTTAATCTCCTTTACAGTTTCTGCACTTTTTTTATTTATTAAATACTCTATGCCTTTCTCGGTAATTGAGTAGACGGTTCGGTTCCTAGGCCCGGTACCTTCGCTAACAACAAGACCAACATCTACTAAATTGTATATAAGGTTTGAAAACCTAGTTTTCCCCCTCTTAGTGTTTGCATATACGTGCTTATGCGCACCATTGTCCAAGTTGTTGACCATAGCGCGTATGCTTTCTATGTCCATCGGTTCTTCTGCAACAGATAACACACGCAAAATTACTTGCCGCATTGGCTGGATTCTTTTATTAGTTTTACTACTCGGCTTAGGTTTACCTATAGTTCCGCCATTAGCAACATACGCTTTTGTCTGTTTTTCTATTTCTTCATGCGTAGGTTTTTGGCTCGGTACTAATACAAGTTCCGGCTTTACTTTTGGTTTAGGTTCAATTCCCTGTTCCGGTTTAGTTGGCCTCTTTGGCTTTGAGACATTTTCTGTAGTTACTTCTTTTTGTGGCTTCCTGTTACAAATAATTGCTGTAACACCCAAGATAGTCACACAAATCATGAAAGTAATTAGTAGTAAATTATTCATCATCGTCGCCCCCCTCATAATCGTATATAGCTTCTACGGTAGCGGCAACACACACCAACAACCCTGCGGGTGTCATCTTGGCCCCTTTAGCCATGATTGCGACAATAGCTACCAGATTTTCCATCACATCACTCATAGGTGTTTTATCGTCTACAACTGAATCCACCGCATCTACAAGCGTGCAAAATAAATTCGCGTGACCTTCGGTTCCACTTCCTTTAGCGTTTTTCTTAAACTTAATAATATTATCTTTTTTCACGATTCATCTCCTTTATACGTTTCTTGTAAGTAGCAGTCGGCTCCATGAAGCTACGGCTACTGTAGGTTGTTGGGGTTATAGTTACTACCGTTCTTTCTTTGAAGTCGGGTTCTGGGGTACGAACGTTTCTTAGCTTTTTCATACTTTCTCCTGTTAATTTTAATGGTGCCTTGTGGGAGTAGCGAGAGTAGGCGAGAGAGCCACCCCCACAAGGACTAGCCGTAGCGTGGCTTCCCCGGT